CAGGGCCTACTGGCCCTACTGGTATTCAGGGTGTTACCGGCCCGACTGGGCCTAACGGATTGCAGGGTGTAACTGGCCCGACTGGGCCTACGGGCGCTGCATCGACTGTAGCCGGGCCAACTGGGCCAACTGGGCCAACAGGAGCTGCTTCGACGGTTGCAGGGCCTACGGGACCGACTGGTCCTACTGGTGCAGATTCAACAGTTGCTGGACCTACGGGTCCAACAGGGCCGACTGGATCTGCGTCTACAGCGGTCGGTCCTACTGGACCAACAGGCCCAACTGGCCCGACAACTTATCCTGCGGCGGGCGTTGTAGTCTCCACTGGCTCTGCATGGGGGACGTCTCTTACTGCTCCCTCTGGCGCGCTTGTTGGCACAACAGATACGCAGACGCTCACGAACAAGCGTGTCTCGCCTCGCATCACAGTCGCGACGACAACCGCTTCGCCGTTTGCGCTCAATACCGATACGGTTGACGAGTACGCCTTCACAGCCCTTGCCAATGCGCTGACGATCAGTGCTGATGCTGGCACCCCAACTGATGGTCAGAAGTTTATCCTTCGCATCCTTAACAATGGCACTGGCTATGTGATTACGTTCACTGGCGGTGTGAGCAACGGATATAGGCCAGTTGGAGCGTCGCTAAACACGAGCGGCAGCAACTTCACATACACGATGACTGCCAGCAAAACGACATATTTCGGCATGATCTACAATGCCAACGCCAGCCGTTGGGATATTCTGGCAGTCTCGCAAGAAGCCTAAGAGGGGAGACTCATGGCTATTGTTCAACTGAAAGATGGACGCATCGCTGACGAGTTTGAGATGGGCACTGACCCGCACATTCTCAGGGATGCGCTGGTGATGAGTCCGGCTGACTACGAGGCTCTGACGGCTGATGAAATTGCAGCCATGAAGCAGGCTCGATACGACAACTGGATCGCCATCGTCATGGCTCCTCCGCAGGAGTGACCCCATGGCTGATCGTTATTGGGTCGCCGGGAACGCAGGCTGGAACAGCACCTCTAGTTGGTCTACTACCTCTGGCGGGGCGAGCGGCGCGTCGGTGCCGACATCCGCTGACAACGCCATTTTTGACAGGGTTGCGTCATATACGGTCAGCCTTTCAACTAGTGCGGTTCAGTGTGCCAATTTCACTATTTCAGCAGGAACCGTTACTTTTAGCAGCAGTGCTGGAGCGAGCGTAAACGTTTATGGAGACTTCAGTATTGTTGCTGCGACGGCTATGGCAAGGAATACCGGCCTCAATTTCTCTGGCACTAGCGGGACGCAGAGAATAACTACAAATGGCGCGAACCTTCAGTCATATGTCAATTTTAATGGCTCTGCCACTTATCAACTCCAAGACAATTTTTTGACGTCTGATCCAACATACACGAACAATGTCTACCTTACATCTGGAACGCTTGATCTTAACAACAAGCAACTTTCAACCCCTAATTTTAATTCGAACAATTCGAATGTGAGGGGAATTGCGTTTGGGTCAACAGGTAAAATTATTCTTTTAGGCCAACCGGCGACCACCCCTGTAACGGTATGGGATACTTCAACAACAACTAATATGTTTACGACCGGGACAACCTTGGTCACATGTGCAAATGCTCTTGGTACTACTGGCTTAAGAAACTTTTATGTTGGTAATTTGCCGGAGTCTCAAGCTATTTCATTTAGTATGAATGGCGGGACTTTTCAATGCGGCCTTTTCGTCAGTTCGGGAACCTATAAAAATGTGAGCTTCGTAGGCTTTAATGGACCTATCGCTTCGCATAGTAATGCCTCTCCGACAATTTACGGTGACCTCACTTTTCCAACAGGGGGGTCCATCAATTCAACTGCTCTCAATGGTACATTTGTTTTTTCCGGCGGGTCAGACCAAACGATAACATCGAACGGGAAAGCTTTTTGCGCTTCCGTCACGATGGACAAAACTGGCGGAACGCTTACGCTTGCGGATGCGCTCGCCTTGGAAACTGGGGCTACCGCACGGACACTTACGCTCGCAAATGGCACGTTTAACGCAAATTCAAAAACCATTTCCAGCGCCAGTGCGACCACTTTTTCTTCCACTGGCACGGTGACACTGAAGAACCTTTCAACCGCTCTTGCCTTCACACATACAAGCGGCACCCTGACGCAAGGGACAAATAACGCAACAGGTGCGTACACGATAAGCGATGGAACCCTTAACCTCGGTGGCTTCACTCTTACTGCACCAACATTCATAACTGCGACGGGAACGAAGAACATTACCTTCAACGCAGGTACGTTGGCCATCACCAACGCCACGACTACCGCGTTTAACAACGCTGTCCCATCGGGGTTTACGACAACTGCCGGAACAGGAACCGGCAAGATCAGCATGACGGCTGCTACCGCAAAGACATTTGTTGGCGGCGGTTCAACCTACAACTGCACACTTTCAAATGATGGTGCTGGCGCGCTTACGATAAGTGGCAACAACACTATCGACACAGTCACCACTACGTCTGGAAACGTGGCCATAACCGGTAACAACACCATCACAACGATCACCAATGCGGTTCAGCCAATTACCTACACCTTCACGGCTGGCACGACGCAAACCATTTCAAATTGGCTAGTGAGTGGTATATCGGGCAGTCTTGTCACCATAGCCAGCGCAACTGCCTCTAGCCATACCTTGTCAAAATCCAGTGGAATTGTAAGCTCAAACTATCTGTCCATATCTCGTTCAACCGCTACTGGTGGCGCTACATGGTATGCTGGCGCTAATTCCACAAATGGCGGAAACAACACCGGCTGGATATTTCAAAATGCGCCGGGCGGTGCGTTTTTTTCCATCTTCTGAGGGAGACAGAGATGAAAATATGCGTATATGCAATCAGCAAGAATGAAGCGCAGTTCGTAGAGCGTTTCTGCGAATCTGCAAAAGATGCGGACATGATCCTCATCGCGGATACTGGGAGCACGGATGACACGGTGGAGCTGGCTCGTAGATGTGGCGCTACAGTTCACGACATATGTATTAGCCCTTGGCGTTTTGATCTGGCTCGGAATGCTGCTCTTGCCCTTATACCTCGGGACTATACTGTATGTATCAGCCTCGATCTTGATGAGCTTCTAGAGCCTGGCTGGCGTGAGGAAATTGAACGTGTTTGGAAGGAAGGCGAGACTACCCGCCTTCGCTACATGTTTGATTGGGGTTGCGGGATCAGTTTCTATTACGAGAAGATCCACGCAAAGCACGGTTACATGTGGCACCACCCGTGCCATGAATACCCGATCCCAGACGGGCGGATCAACGAGGTTTATGCTCAAACCGACATGCTTCTGGCTGTTCACAAGCCGGATCCGACCAAGAGCCGTGGCCAGTACATGGATCTTCTTGAGCTTTCGGTGAAGGAAGATCCACATTGCCCTCGCAATGCCTTCTACTATGCTCGAGAGCTTAGCTTCCATTCCCGGTGGCGTGAAAGCATTGAGGCTTGCAAGTCCTATCTCGCCCTCCCCAGGGCCACATGGCAGAACGAACGCTGCTACGCCTATCGTGTGATGGGCAGGTGTCACAATGAACTTGGAGAGATGGCGGAGGCTGAAAAGTCCTTCCACATGGCAGCCTCTGAGGCGCCAAACACTCGAGAGCCTTGGTGCGAATTGGCTATGCTTATGTATCGCCAGCATCGTTGGGAAGAGTCCTACGCCTATGCGATGCGCGCCTTGCAGATTGTTGACCGCCTCAAGGTTTACACCTGCGACCCGGCAGTCTGGGGGGCTCAGCCGCACGATCTAGCCTCAATCGCCGCCTGGAACCTCGGTCTTGTTCAAAAATCCATTGAGCAGGCCAAGATCGCGGTCGAGAAGGAGCCTGATAACGCGCGTCTACGCCAAAACCTTGAGTTCGTGACAGCACCCCCTGAATCCAGTACAATCGCAGCCGAATAATCCTTGAGGTTCTCAAATGGCGGCATCAGGCTACACCCCCATTCAGCTCTATCGCACTGCAACCTCTGGAGCGGCTCCGATTGCCGGTAACCTCGCCAATGGCGAACTGGCTATCAACTACTACACCACAGACATGGCGATTTACGCCAAAAGCTCGACGGGATCTGTCATTCGTCTGATGAACAACCCGGCTGGGTTGAAGTATCCGACTGCTGACGGTACGGCAAACCAAGTTCTAAAGACGGATGGCGCCGGAAATCTGTCGTTTGCCGCCGCTCCTGCCGCCAGCATTACTGTGGGTTCTACGGCTATCGCCAGCGGCACATCGACCCGCCTGCTGTATGACAATGCGGCGGTGGTGGGCGAAACCAGCGGCATCACGACAAACGGAACTACGCTGACGTTGGCGGGCACTACGGCGGCTCTTGCGTCAGTCATCACCAATGCTGCCGAGGTCGCCACGATCAGCGCCACGGCGGCTACTGGCACGATCAACTACGATGTGACGACGCAATCGGTTCTCTACTACACCAGCAATGCCGCTGCGAATTGGACCGTCAACTTCCGCGCATCGTCGGGCACCCCACTCGATACGGCGATGGCGACAAACCAAAGCATCACTGTCGCCTTTTTAGTGGTGCAGGGCGCAACTGCTTACTACAACAATGTAATTCGAGTTGATGGAACTCCAATCACGCCCAAATATCAGGGTGGCACAGCTTGGAGCGCGGGCAATGCGTCTGGCGTTGATATTTACACTTACACTATCGTAAAAACGGGAAGCGCCGCCTTTACCGTTTTTGCGTCTCAGACCCAGTTCAAGTGAGGATACGATGCCTACAATCATAACTCGTGGTGGCATATCGGCGAAGGGTTATGGGTTTGGGGCGTCTTCTGGTTCCACACGCCCAAATGGTTTTGTTGATTCCATAGCGTCATCGACCTACGGGATTCAGATAACTGGCGCAACTTTTGACTCTTCTGGAAATATGTATATTTGTGGTCTAGTAACTACAGACAGCAGCTTTTCTGGATATCCAGTAGTAGCAAAGCTACAAGCTTCCACCGGATTAGTCCAGTGGTGCTATACGGTCTCCAGCACTGCTATAACCACTAATCCGTGGACAATAACTTGCTACAACGACAACATTTACTTTTTGTACGGTACGGCCACTTTATATAAGATATCCACTGCCGGTAGCGTGCTTGAGACAAAAACCATAAGTTGGGGAACTGGTGGGTTGGGTGTGTTGAACAGTAGGAGTTCGCAGCTTAAGATAGACTCCTCTGGAAACTTTTATTTCTTTGGGACCTCGACAAGCTCTACGGGTTATGCTGGGGGCACGGTCGCAAAGGTAAGCTCTTCCTACTCGGGAATTTGGCGAAATATATATTGGGGGTTTGAACACCCTTTTAGCTACTCCACTTTTAGTATCGGGGCGGATGGGAACATCTCCCTTTGCCCGTATTTTCAAAATTCTCCAACGTTTGTCTATTCACAAACTCCTTTCACGGTTACGGGATCTACTGGAACTATAGTTTCTGGCTCAAACAATGAGTACCCTACAGGGGCCTACGCTGGTGCTAGAACAACTGACGCTTCTGGAAACATATATACCGTGATTGATACTGCCAGTGGTGGTTCCGTAGCTGGAACAACTATTATAAAACAAAACTCGTCTAATGTAGTGCAATGGCAAATTGCAAATCCTATTCGCCTATCCAATATTCAAGTTGAACTTGATTCTTCTGGAAACTTGCTTCTTCTTGGATCGAATGGAGACACTTTTTTTCATAAAATCTCACCGTCAGGCACGGTTATTTTTCAAAAAAGAATTGCAAGCACTGGTAACTTAGTTACAACGGCTGCTTATGCGGCAAGTTTCAACATGCTTTATGCTTCCGTATGTTCATTCACAAGTTCACCGGCCATTTCCATGGCGCTGCCTGCTTTGACGGGTCCGGCTAATGGTACATATTCTGGATGTTCAATTACGACCTCAGCCTTTACCTACACTACGCAGACCTTGAGCGCCACGACATGGACGTATAACGCAGAATCGGCCTCTCTTCCGACATTTTCAAACACTTCACCAACATGGATTGCGTACACATTACCTACGGTAACAAGCGCAACCCTCCCACCAGCATAGGTGCCCCCCATGTTTGCAAAAGTCAAAGACAGCATACTGCTCAAGTATCCGTATGATTTTTCGGACTTGTTGTCCGAGAACCCATATACAAATTATGGGCTCTCAAATGATGTAGCGTCTATCTTTCCGTCGACGGAAGCCGCGCTTCTTCATGGCTGCGAACTTGCCGAAGTGCGAGTATCCGATACTCCCGCCTTTGACTCAAAAACCCACAAAATAGATTTTTCTGCCCCGATCCTTGCCGATGGCCGATGGGTAATTCAAACGACGGTAGTAGAAAAATCTCAGGCCGAGATTTCAGCAGAATCCGCTGCTGAGGGAAGAAGACTGCGGGATCTTAGAAACAGTCTTTTAGCAAAATCGGATTGGACCCAGCTTGCCGATGCTCCCGGTGACAAAACGGCATGGGCGAGCTATCGTCAGGCGTTGCGGGATGTTCCGTTGCAGGAAGGTTTCCCGTGGGCGATTACTTGGCCAGAGGAACCGTGATGGACACGCAGAATCTCATCAATCTCGTTGCGGGAACGGCAATCGGTGTCGGTGGCTGGTTTGCGCGTCAACTATGGGATTCTGTTCAATCTTTGAAAGGCGATCTTCACAAAATTGAGGTAGAACTTCCCATAAGCTATGTGCGTAGGGACGATCTCGACAAGCGCATGGCGCATATCGAAACCATGTTCCAGCGCATCTACGACAAGCTTGATGGCAAGGCGGACAAGTAATGGATCCTATCAGCATCCTCATGCTGGCCAATGGGTCGTATGAGGCTCTGAAGGCTGGAATTGCCGCTGGCAAAGAATTGCAAGGCATGTTCAAGGACGTCATGTCCTTGCTCGACAGCGCCGGGCAACTCACCAGAATGGCGTCAAAACCCCCTAAACAGGGGATTTTTTCTGAAAAATCCGCTGAGCAGATCGCCATTGAGGCATTCACGGCCAAGGCGGAAATCGAGGCGATGCTCGCCGAAGTGAAAAATGCTTTCATTTCGGAATATGGTATTCTTGCGTGGGATCAGATCCTCAAGGAAACCACCAGGATCAAAAAGGAACAGGCCGCAGCGCGCCTTCAGGCTAAAAAGGAAGAGGAAGAACTCATGCAGAGCGTCTTGATCTATGGCGTGGCCTTTCTCCTTCTGATCGTTGTCGCAGTTTGCGGCCTCATGGCCGCCATAGCACTTTCTCATTAGGAGGGGACAAATGGGCTTACTTAATGAACTCGGCCCCCTACTTGGTCAAATCGCGCCTACCATCGCCACGGCGCTGGGAGGTCCACTGGCTGGGATGGCCGTAAAGACCCTATCCAACGTCCTCCTCGGCCATGAAAACGGCTCTGAGGATGAGGTGAACGCCGCCTTGCAGGCGGCAACTCCAGACCAGTTGGCGGCTCTCAAGAAAATCGACGCTGACTTCAAGGCGCACATGAAGGAGCTAGATATCGACCTTGAGCGCATTGCCGCAGGAGATCGAGACAGCGCCAGGCAGATGCAGACGGCGACGAAGGATTGGACGCCGAAGGCATTGGCCTTTTTCATCACGTTTGGGTTCTTTGGCGCGTTGATCTGGCTTATGGTCTTCGGCATGCCGACGACTGGTGCAGAAGCCCTGTTGATGATGCTGGGCTCATTGAGTACTTCATGGATTGGCGTTGTCCAATTTTACTATGGCTCCAGCGCCGGATCAAAACAGAAGACCGACGCTCTGACTGGAAAGGTGAACCAATGAAAGAGAATTGGGACGATTGCTTCGCCATGGTCATCAAGAGCGAAGGTGGATTCGTTGATAACCCAAAAGACCCTGGGGGCATGACCAATTTGGGCGTCACCCGGTCGGCGTGGGAAGCCTACCTTGGCCGCGACGTGAGCGAGGACGACATGCGCTCCTTGACGCCTGACAGGGTCAAGCCGTTCTACAAGGCCATGTATTGGGACAGGATCAAGGGCGACAGCCTGCCTGCTGGCATCGACTATGCGGCCTATGATTTCGCTGTAAATAGCGGACCATACAAGGCCGCCAGGTTCCTGCAAGAGATCGCCGGTGTAGTCATTGACGGCGTGATCGGGCCCAAGTCACTTGAGGCGATCCAGGCCTGCGACGCCAAGGAAACCGCTGACGCCATCTGCGACATGCGAATGGACTTCCTCAAGGGCCTATCCACCTTCGATACTTTTGGCAAGGGCTGGACCACACGGGTTGAGGCCGTAAAGGCCAAGGCCATGAGTATGGCGGATGAGGCCTGATAGTGCTAGGATGCGGCCATGGCTACGACAACAACCTACACCACGCTTCTGGAAGACCTGAGACGCTATCTTGAGCGAGGCTTTACGCTTGAGTCGGATCAGCTTGTCTACGAGCAGCTTCCGCGCCTGATCAACCTCGCTGAGCGCAGGATCGCTCGAGAGTTGAAGGTTCAGGGGCTGATCAATGTGCTGACCGGCACGCTTCAGGCAGGCCTTGCTGTCTACCCCAAGCCAGACCGCTGGCGCACGACAGTCTCCTTCAACTTCGGTTCTGGTGACGAAAATAACGAATATAATCAACTGTTTCCGCGAGACTATGAATATGTCCGCAGCTACTGGCCTGATCGAACCCAGACGGGTTTCCCCCTGTTCTACGCTGACTATGACTACAACAACTGGATCATCGCCCCGACGCCTGACGCTGCCTATCCTTTTGAGGTTTTGGTCTATCAGCTTCTACCTCTTCTTGACGAGACAAACCAGACAAACTGGCTGACGGAATACGCCCCGCAGGTTCTGCTGTATGCTTCCCTGCTTGAGGCGACGCCATTCCTCAAGAATGACGAGCGCATTGCGGTCTGGCAGCAGATGTATGATCGAGCCGCTCAGACTCTCAATGGCGAAGACCTTTCCAAGATCCTTGATCGTTCTGCCCGCAGGACGGAGGCGTAAATGACCACGACCTACACCGAAGTCTTTGGCGGCACGAACATCTACCCGTCAGATGTCTCATATTTAGCCTTTAACCTAACTAGTACTGACATTGTCTTGGCGTGGCCTGTCGAGACAAATGCCCCAAATACGCTCGCCGATTATGTCGCTGCGCGCATTATGGATGTGAACAGCACGGGATCTAGTAAAAAGGTCTACCTTCCCGCAGCCAATGAGGCTTCTGTCGGCGAGTGTTTCCTGTTCAACAACAAGGGCAGCACGTCCTTCACTGTTGTAGGCAGCACAGGAACAACCATTTGCACAATCGCTCCTGGTGCATTGTGGCAGGTCTACATGACCTCCAACACCACAGCTGCGGGCACTTGGGTTGCGTATCAGTTTGGATCAACCACCACTCAGGCAAATGCCTCCGCTCTAGCTGGGTTTGGTTTGAAGGCTATTTTCGCGACCCTAAACCAAGCCATTACCGTTACGGCGCTGAGCTCTAACTTTACATTAGGCGCGGGTGATCGCGCTGCATTAATCAATTGGACCGGCGCCTCTGGAACCCTAGCCCTGACTGCTGCAGCCACTCTGGGTGCAGACTGGTTCTGCTACATTAGAAACAGCGGATCCAGTTCTCTCATCATAGACCCCAACAGCACCGAGCTCATCAACGGCCTTTCGACGCTCACCCTCACCGTGGGGCAGTCGACCATGCTGATCTGCGATGGAACCAATTTCTACACGGTTTCTGGCGGTGGGAGCTCAACCAGTGCATTTGATTACACGTCGATCAATGTGGCTGGCACCGGTGATCTGACCCTGTCTGGAACTCAGTTAAACAGGATCTCGTACAATTTGACGGGCGCCCTAACTGGCAATAGGAACATCATCGTTCCTGCCACGATTCAGCAATATTGGATCACGAATGCCACCACCGGCGCCTTTACCCTCACTGTAAAGACCTCTGCGGGGACCGGCATTGCCGTGGCTCAGAATGCGGCGCAGATCCTTTACTGCGACGGCACAAATGTTGTTATTGGCCAGACCGCAAGCTCTGTTTCCACGCCCATCTCAATCGCTAATGGCGGCACGGGCGCCACAACCGCCTCTGCGGCAAGGGCGTCTCTCGGGGCCACATCTATTGGCGATGCTATCTACACAGCCGCAACTCAATCGGCGGCGTGGGTTGCTCTTGGTGTTGCTCCTTCAGGCGTCGTTGATGGTGGGACGTTCTAATGCCTCCATATGTCATCAAATCACTTCCCGGCATCAAACGCGACGGAACGCGCCTTGAGAATGGGTTTTATGTTGATGGCCAATGGTGCCGGTTTCAGCGCGGCCTTCCTCGCAAAATGTGGGGCTATCGGCGCCTGAACAACAACTTCTCTGAAATTTCGCGCGGCCTCAACACCTACAACCAGAACGGCCTTCTCTATATTGCTTCCGGGAGCGCGGGCCTTATTCAGCAAGTTTCCGTCAACGCAAATGGCGTCGTTACGTCCTTTGCGGACAGAACGCCTGCTGCTTTCACGTCTAACGCTACCCATCTTTGGACGTTCGACACACAATTCGACTCCGTTGGCGTCTATCCCGGTGGGTATTTGCTGGCGCACCCAGGCAAAAATTTGGCTGAAATTGACAATAATGCCACATCGCCGCTTTACGTTGGCCTCGTAACTAGTTCAACAGCCTTGACGGCAGTCACTGGCGCGAACGCGCCGACTCCGGTGTCTGGTGGCGTTGTAAGCCTGTTCCCTTACGCCTTTTTGTTTGGGTCTAACGGATTCGTGGCTTGGTCGGTGCCAAACAACCCACAGGATTGGGTCGGTACTGGCTCTGGCGAGGCAAACATCACGAGCCAAAAGATTGTTGCCGGGCTTCCACTTCGTGCTGGCCCTGGCAATGCTCCCGCTGGCTTGTTCTGGTCTTTGGATAGCCTGATCCGCTGCACCTTCGTGGGTGGCGATGCTATCTTTCAGTTCGACACCCTGACGTCTCAGTCGTCGATCCTGTCGTCCCAGTCCGTCATCGAATATGACGGCATCTTCTACTGGGTCGGCGTTGACCGCTTTCTGCAATTTAACGGCGTCGTTCGCGAAATTCCGAACCAGCTCAATCAAAACTGGTTCTTTGACAACCTCAACTATGCCCAGAGGCAAAAAGTTTTTGCCTACAAGGTTCCGCGTTTTGGCGAAATATGGTGGTGCTACCCTCGCGGCGACGCCACCGAATGCACTCATGCAGTGGTCTACAATATCCGCGAAAACACCTGGTATGACACCGAGTTGCCCAATGGTGGCCGGTCGGCAGGAAAGTTTGCGACGGTGTATGAATTCCCTGTTTTGACCGGCGTTGAGAACTCAAGCGGCGGCTACAAGCTCTGGCAGCACGAATACGGCGTTGATGAACTTGATGGCGCTACTGTCAACTCAATCCCATCCTACTTTCAAACGGCTGACGTCTCCCTCGTGGCGGATCAGCAGCAGCCCAAGAACAAGTCTCTTCGCTGCACCCTGATCGAGCCAGATTTCGTTCAAAGCGGCCAAATGACGGTCCAGATCACTGGCCGGTCAAACGCCAGGGCTCCTGAGGTGACGACGGATCCGCTTGTGTTCACCGATCAGGAAAACACCATTCAGCCCTACCAGCAGGTCTCGATGTTCAAGCAGATACGCCGCGAGATGCGGTTTATCTTTAGGTCCAATGAGGTTGGCGGCGACTACCAGATGGGCCAGTGCATCGCCCACATTGAGCCTGCTGACGGGACGGTGCTGGGATGATCGACCCTCGGGGCATGACTGTTACTGACTGGACCGATTCAATGGTCTATACTCTGGAAAAGTATGGCACTCTGGGTCGTCTGGATGACCCGGATAAATGGCAGACTTGGGCTTTGGGGGTTGTTTCCTTCTTCACGGTCGGAGCCCAGAACCCTCCAAACCCAATGGAATACAATGACTGGCAAGATTGGGCTTTTGCGTTCACTCGTGCCGTAACCTTACCCGGTGGATGATATGGCCAACTACCCCGCCAACTGGACCCCTCTTGCCAATGACGCCGCCGATTCCTCATGGCGCGGCAGCCCCATGAGCATGTTCCGCGAGGGAGGTCGCGTCGGCACCAAGCCGGTCATGATCAGGATCCCCAAAGAGCATATTGAAAAGCTTTCCAAGGGCGGTCTGGCTGGCGAGGCTGCGCGGGTGGCTCATTCCGGTGTCGGTGGGGACACCATGATCATCCATATCAACAAGGATGAGTTCAACAAGCTTCGAAAGGAATGGGGCGAACCGACCATCAATCCCCACACCGGCATGCCTCAGTTCACGCCTTTTTGGAAGCAGTCATGGTTTGCGCCGGTGGCTGGCCTTGTGGGAACTGCGCTTATGGCGACGGGCGTCGGGGCGGGTCTTGGTGGATACCTGCTTGGTGATGCCTTGGCTGGAACTACCCTTGCCGGGGCAACGGGCGTCGCTGGGCTTGGCTCTACGACACTTGGCACCCTAGCTGGCAACGCCGCACTTGGAGCGGGCGTGGGCGGCATTACAGGCGGCTTGAAGGGCGCAGTCATGAGCGGCGGACTAGCGGGGCTGGGAACCGTTGGCGCGTCTGCGCTTGGTAATTATTTTGGCACCTCTCCTGCTTCTGCTGGCCTCACCGGAGGCGACAACAGCAATGTTCTTGCTGGCGCAAACGCTAATCCGCTGGCCAGCTTGGATGCGGGGGCGGACAAGGTCTTAGCAAACAATTAGGTTTTTGGCGGAAACCTTGTTGATCAGGGAACGGGATCCTACACCTTGAAGGATTCTACTGGTTCCGGGTTGATGAACTCTCTCAAAGGTTTCGCTTCAGATCCAAACAAGATGGCTGCAACGGCGCTTGTCCTCGGCGATATGGCTGGCGTGAATGATAGCAAAAGCTCAGAGGCCGAAAACCCCGCAGCAGGCGGCGGCTCTTCTCGCAGTAGCTACATGAACAACAGGCTCAACACCAGTCCCTTACAGAGGACACGCACGGCTATCCCGGGCGGCTATTATAAGTATGGGTATATGCCAGAGCGGTCCTACTTTACGAACAACTCAATAGCGCAGCAAAAAGATCAAACTGATGAAACCGAAGACAATGTGAAGGCGGCTCGTGGCGGCCCGCTCAGTCGTTATGTCGAGGGCGGCGGAACTGGCCGGTCTGACAGCATCGACGCCAAGCTTTCGGACGGCGAATATGTCATCGATGCTGAAACAGTAGCTTTGCTTGGTGACGGATCGTCAAAAGCTGGTGCAAGGAAATTAGATCAGTTTCGTGCTAATATCCGCAAACAGAAAGGCAAGGCCTTATCTCGCGGGCAGATTAGCCCCGACGCTCGTGATCCCGAGCACTATCTGATGGGTGGGAGAGCTTAATCATGGGTTTCACAAATTGGCTCACTCAGGGTACGCCTAACACCTCAAATGAAAAGGCGTATTCCACGACCGAAGTCCCCGCTTATCTTTCAGACTACGTTCAGAACCTTCTGGGCGGCGCATATGCTGCTGCATCAAATGAATACCAGCCCTACGCCCCCCCGGTTCCCGATGAGATCAAAGCGCAAGGGCAGGATGCAATTGATGCTTTCAATGCAAGCTTGACCGAGGAAGATTACGCTCCGTATCAACGCATTGCAGATTTCGATCCGGCTCAGGTCAAGTCTTTTGAAGACACGATGACCGCAGCAAATGCTTATAAACCCGGCATGGAAAACGCAAAGGCGGCGGCAGAAAAATCAGGTGCTCTTAGCACTATCGGAACTGCCAAGCCGTATCTCGACAAAGCGAGCGCGACAGCTCCGAGCACCATCTCGGACTACATGAACCCCTATCAGCAAAACGTGATCGACAAGCTTGGCTCTGAGGCTCAGAGGCAGGTCAATGAAAAGCTGATGCCGGGTCTCAGCGACACATTCACTCGGGCTGGACAGTACGGCTCCACTAGGCACCAAGAATTGGCAAATCGCGGCGTCCGCGACATTTCCGATACCTTGCAGCAAAACATTGGCACCGCACTCGCCAAGGGTTACGACACGTCAATGACCGCCGCCCAGAAGGATCTGGACCGGCAGGCTACTCTTGCTCAGGTTTCTGGTACGCTTACCGGCACAGAGGAGGCCAACAAGAATGCCCTCGCGACGACGATGGGAAACCTTGCGGCTAAGGATCAGTCTCTTGGGATCACCGGCGCGGCGGCTGAAGAGGCAGTGGGAGCTGAACGGCGCGGGCTGGAACAGCAAAGGATGGACATGGCCTATAATGACTTCGTCAATCAGCGCGACGATCCCATGAAGAAATTGACATTCTTGAACGAAATGGTTCGCGGCTTGCCCAGCACCGGAAGCACCAACACCAAGAACGTCACCACGACTGGCGCATCATACTCGCCATCGCCTATCGCTGCGCTTGCTGGCTCTGCCACCGGGTTGAGCACTCTGAGTTCACTTTTGAAGCCGTAAGGTCATAATCATGGTCGATCAGCCGGATGAAGAGGAAGGCGCTTTGAGCACTCTCGCAAACCCTTATGGGTTGACGGGAGGCTATGCAAAAATGTACGCCGACATGCAGAAGCAGTACGAGGCCAAGAATGCTGCACAACAGCAATACCTTGCCTCATTGCAGCAGCGAGAGAATGCTCTTCAATCGCAGGGAATGAGCGATTACGACCGCACTGCCATGTTGGCTCAAATCACCGGCGCTCTTCTGTCGCCCACCAAGTCTGGCGGCCTTGGGGGAACATTGGAAAGTTTTGGCAACGCCGCCACCGCAGCCGCTGGACCGCTCTCCAAGCAGGCTGAGGCACAGCGCCAGAGGCAGCAGCAAATTCAGCAGCTTCAGGATGCCCGGGCCAAAATGGGCATCGAGATGGCTGGCGGAATGGACCCGCAGAGCGCCATGTCCCTATTGAAGGCACAGCAAGATCAAGAGAAGCAACCGACTGAATTTGAAGAATTGCTGAAGCGACCTGAACTAACGGATGAGCAGCGCCGTGCAGCCGTTCTTCAAAAGCTCGGGATCAACCGAGAGCAAGAACCTGAAGAATATAGAAACGTCGTGCGCCCAGACGGAAGCACAATCACGATTCTTAAAAAGGGTAACCAGACCCTCGACCCGGTGACGCGCGAGCCACTGGATCTCAACAGGATTTCAGAAGAGCAGCGCGCATCTGCGGTGGCTGATCGTCAGGCTCAAGCGACTGAGTATGGTGTACCCGTTTTGAATGTTGACCCATACGCTTCCCTCCCGCAGAAAGACCGCGAGAAAGCGCGCATAGCGCGCTACAATGCAGACACGCGCGTTTTGCAGAAGCAAGCTGATGATGTTCCTGACGCTGCATTGCGTGATGAGATTTTGAACTACAAGACATTTGTGGCTCTTAATAATGAAAACAGAAGCACTGGCGCAATGTGGGGGAAGGTTCCCAACTATTCCCCGTCTTCCCAACAGATGGCTGGCATTGAGTCCAAACTCACTATCGGCGTTGGCAAAGATCTCAAGGGATCTGCCTCGGATCGCGACGTAGCCATGTTTGGTAAAGCCGTTCCCTCAACTTACAAGGATTTTGAGGCAAATGCGAACATAGCTACATTTGGCATCCTCAAAAATCAGACCGAGCTGGAGCGCCGAGCATTCATGCGAGATTATCTTGCTGTAAACAAAACGCTTGAAGGTGCTGATCGGAAATGGAACCAGTATCTGCAAGATAACCCATTCTTTAAGTATCCTGAGAAATTTGATCCTTCCAAACTCGACATCAAGAAGCTACAATTAAACGATCAACGCCAGTCTTACAGTGACTATTTCCGTCAAAAGGCGGAAAGCGGTGCGACGCCTGTGACGCGAGACGCGCAGGGAAGACTTGTGATCGGGGGGCAGTAACCATGGCAAGAGTTGTCGAGGGTTTTAGTTTCCCGGATGATGCAACCGGAGAAGAGATAAACGCTTTTTTGCAGCAAAATCGCAAAAAGCAAACAGACCCCTTTGCTGACATGCCCCAGAAAAAGGACATGTCATGGGGAGACATCGCTGCCGGTGTTGGCAGGTCTGCGGCCTCTGGTCTTACCTTCAATTGGAGCGATGAGCTTATCGCAAGCGTTCGTGCGCGCTCTGAGGGCATTCCTTATGAGCAGGCTCTTAAAGAAGAGCGTGAAGCAAAAAAAGAGTTCGAAGGGCAGTATCCTGTGACTGCTTTTGCGTCTGAAATTGCGGGCAGCGTACCAACTATGTTCGTTCCGGGTCTTGGCGTTGCAAAAGGCGCGCAGAT